GACTTTAGATAGAAAATACTTGGGTATAGAGAAAGAAAAAGAATATTTTAAGATTGCTGAAGCGAGAGTAGAGAAGGCATTGAATCCAGCTAATTTAGTTAAACACGATTTCTTTTAATATGTCAGATACATTAATACAATTCGGACACTCATTTCAGAAAAAAATAATGGTTTTATTATTATTCAATAGACGTTTTTTACAAACTATTAGTGATATTATTTTACCAGAATATTTTGATTCTGATGCTGATAAGTGGTTAGTTAGATCTATTAAGAAGTATTATGAAAAATATAAAGTAGAACCTACATTAGAAGCATTAAAAATACAAATAGATGAAATTTCTTCTGATGTGTTAAAAAAATTAGTTGTAGATAATTTAAGAGAAGTGTTTCAACATAGAGAAGCAACAGATTTAGATTTTGTAGAAGAAAAAGTTATAGAATTTTGCAAGAATCAGAACTTAAAAAGTGCAATTATGGAATCCGTAGATATGCTAGAGAGACATGATTATGATGGAATAAAAACTACAATTGATGCGGCAATGAAGGCTGGTACTACAAAAGATTTAGGGCATGATTATGTAGAAGGATTGGAAGAGAGATTAACAAAATCTGTTAGAGATATAACTCCTACTGGTTGGGAAATAATAGATGAAATTATGTCTGGTGGTTTAGGTAAAGGTGAATTGGGAGTTTTAGTTGCACCAGCGGGTATTGGTAAAACTTGGATGTTACAGAGAATATCATATCATGCACTATGTATGGGGAAAAATGTTTTACATTATACTTTAGAATTAAATCAATCTTATGTAGGATTACGATACGATACTATTTTTTCTGGAATACCAACAAGTGAAATAAAATATCAAAAGGATGCAGTTAGAAAGGCGTTGGAAAAGGCTAAAGGAAATTTATTAATTAAATATTTTCCAACTAGGTCTGCATCAGTTCAAACTTTAAATGCCCATATGAAACAAGTAGAATTAAGTGGGTTAAAACCAGATATTGTAGTTGTTGATTATGCAGATATTATGAAAGATATTAGTGGTGGTAAAGAGTTAAGACACCAATTAGGAAACATTTATGAAGATTTAAGGGGTCTTGCAGGTGAAATGGAAGTTCCTATATGGACTGCATCACAAGCAAATCGTTCAGCACTTGAAGAAGAAGTTATTGGAGCAGAAAAGGTTGCAGAATCTTATAGTAAGGTTATGACTGCGGATTTCGTTGTAAGTCTTAGTAGAAAGATTGAAGATAAAGCTAGTAATACTGCTAGATGTCACGTTATAAAAAATAGATTTGGTATAGATGGTATAACATATCCATGTACTATGAATACACATACTGGGTTGATAAATGTTCATAGACCATCTTCTAAAATGGGAGTAGAGTCTTCTAAAAAAATGAGAAGTGCAGAAGATTTTGTACGACAAACTGCTAGAAATGCTTATAGAGTATTAGGTCCAAATGCTAAAAAAAGTAGTGAAGAAAAAACTTCTGAAAAAAGTTTAGATGGTTTTGAATAAAGTTGTAAAATTCATAGTTATATTTTAATATATATTGTATTTATTATTGGCGATAGGTAAAAAATTTTTAAATATTGGGGAAGAAATTTTTCCCTACTTTTATATGGGGAAATATTTTGGGAAGAAAAAGAATATACCAAACCAAAAAACAGCAGTTAGCTGCTAGACGAGCAAGACAAAAAAGATATTATTGGAAACATAGGGAGTCTATTCTAGAAAAAAAGAAGAAGGTTTATTGGTTAAAGAAATATAAAGGATATGAGGAGTTGTAGTGGAAAAATTTAAGTTATCGGAAAAGTTTATAAGTAAGTACAAACGAAAAAGACCCCCTTTTGGTTTTAATGGTTTGGGTGAATTAGTGTATATGAGAACCTATTCTCGAATTAAAGAAAACGGAAAAAATGAACGTTGGTGGGAAACTGTACGACGGGTTGTAGAGGGAACTTATTCTATGCAAATGAGTTGGATAAATCAACATCAATTAGGATGGAACGCGTGGCAAGCTCAAAAGTCAGCTCAAGAAATGTATGATAGAATTTTTAATATGAAATTCCTACCACCTGGCCGAGGTCTTTGGGCTATGGGAACACCAATTACAGAAGAAAAGAATTTATATGCTGCACTAAACAATTGTGCATTTGTATCTACGAAAACACTAAAGGAAGATTACGCAAAACCATTTTGTTTCTTAATGGACGCCTCTATGTTAGGTGTAGGAGTTGGTTTTGATGTAAAGGGTGCTGGGGAAATTGTTATTAAAGGTGTAAATAAAAATAGACAAGAAGAAACATTTGTCATTCCAGATACTAGAGAAGGTTGGGTAGAATCACTTAGACTATTATTAGAGAGTTATTTTCATGGTTCACAACCAGTAGAATTTGATTATTCAAAAGTTAGACCTGCTGGAGAACCAATTAAGGGTTTTGGTGGAATATCAAGTGGACATAAACCATTAAAAGAAATTCATGTGGCAATTAAAGGAGTATTAGAAAAAAATTCAGGAGAGCCTATATCAGTTACTACAATTGTTGATATTATGAACCTTATAGGAAAATGTGTTGTTGCAGGTAATGTAAGACGAACAGCAGAAATTGTGTTTGGATACCCACATGATGAAGAATATTTAGATTTAAAAAATTACAAAGTAAATCCACATAGAGACCAATATGGTTGGACTTCAAACAATTCAATATTTGCAGAACTTGGTATGGATTATAGTGAAGTATGTAAAAGAATTGCAGATAATGGTGAGCCAGGTTTAGCGTGGTTAGACAATATGAGACACTACTCAAGAATGAAAAATGGTGGTGATGATAAAGACCATAGAGCATCAGGTGGAAATCCATGTTTAGAACAAACATTAGAATCATATGAGTTATGTTGTTTAGTAGAAACATTTCCATCTAACCATGAGTCATTAGAAGATTATAAAAGAACACTTAAATATGCTTACTTGTACGCAAAAACAGTTACATTAGGTAAAACCCACTGGTCGGATACGAATAGGGTTATGTTACGTAACCGAAGAATCGGTTGTTCAGTTAGTGGCGTTGCGCAATTTATCACAAAACACGGAATGGAAGAGTTAAGGAAATGGTTAGAAGGTGGGTATGATACAATACAAGATTGGGATTGTATTTATTCTGATTGGTTTGCAATACCAAAATCAATCAAAACTACTTCAGTCAAACCAAGTGGCACAGTTTCCCTTTTGGCTGGCGCTACACCTGGTTTACATTATCCTGAAAGTCGTTTCTATATAAGAAGAATTAGATTATCAAATCAATCTGATTTAATAGAACCTTTAGTAAAAGCTGGGTATACATTAGAACCAGCATTTGGTTCCGAGGATACTACGATGGTTGTAGAAATTCCTGTTGATGTCGGTGAGGGGATCAGAACAGCTAATGAATTGTCAATTTGGGAACAATTTAGTTTAGCTGCATTTATGCAACGCCACTGGGCTGATAACCAAGTAAGTTGTACAGCAACTTTCAATCCAGAAACAGAATCAGATGAACTACCACACGTTTTAAATTATTTTCAGTATTATTTAAAAGGTATTTCATTATTACCAAGAGCAAATGGTGGGGCTTACAAACAAATGCCTTATGAATCAATTACAGAGAAAGAATACAATAAACAAGTTAAAAAACTTGGATATTTAAGTTTTGTGGGCGTTGAGGGCGAAGAAGCAGAAATAGACAAATTCTGTAATTCTGATAGCTGCACCGTAGAATATATTCCAACCACAAATTAAGAAAAAATTAAATTGCAAGTATTACGAAATTAATGAATATAGTGCTTGACTTGTATAGAGTTTTATTCGTATATTTAGACATAATAAATTGGAGAAATACATAGTTGTACCAGAACATATATTTTGATGGAAGAACAATTCATCTCTGGGATGATAAATTAGGTTATAAGAAATTTTCTAATAAGAGATATGCTTTTTTACCAGATAAAAATGGAAAATATATCGCATTAGATGGAAATAGAGTTAAAAAGGTTTTTAGATATGATAAAAAGAACTCTGACTTATATGAAAGTGATGTGCCCGCAGTTACTAGGGCATTAGTTGATAATTATACTCAAAGTGATGAACCTTCTACTGGTCATAAAGTTATGGTGTTTGATATTGAGATTGAGGTTACAGAAGGATTTCCATCACCAGCAACGGCAGAAAATAAAATAACTTCTATTGCATTATGGGATAGTCTTACAGACGAATATTATTGTTATGTTTTAGATCCAGAGAATAAACTTGAGATAGAATCTGAAGACCGAGTATTAAAAAATGGTAATAATACTATATTTGGTTATAAATCAGAAGTTGAGTTGTTAAATGCATTTTTTGGTAAGTATTATGAGATAAGACCAACAATACTTACTGGGTGGAATATAGATAATTTTGATATTCCATATTTGTATAATAGAGCAACACAATTATTAGGTTCTGAAATATCTAATTTGTTATCACCAATCGGAGTTGTTAAATATTCAGAATACAGACAAAAATTTGAGATAGCAGGAGTATCTTCTTTAGATTATTTTGGTATATATAAGAAATTTACACCCAATGAAGTTAGTAGTTATAGATTAGATGATGTGGGTAAAAATGAAGTTGGTATTAAAAAAGTATCATATGAAGGTACACTTAACGATTTATATGAAAATGATAGAAAAACGTTCGTAAAGTATAATTTAAATGACGTACATATAGTTGTAGAGTTAGATAAGAAGTTAGATTATATTGAAATATCACGTGGTATTTGTCATATTGGTCATGTTCCTTATGAAGATATTTATGCAAGTTCTCGTTATTTAGAGGGGGCTATTTTAACTTATTGTAAAAAGAGAAATATTGTAGTACCTAACAAGAATCCGTATGGTAGACAACTGATGGGTCAAGATGATAAGTTTGCAGGAGCGTATGTACAGGATCCAATTAGAGGTAGACATGAATGGGTATATGATTTGGATGTAACTTCTATGTATCCAAGTGTTATTCGTAGTTTGAATATATCACCTGAAACTAAAGTTGGTAAAGTTTTGGGGTGGGATGCTGAAGAATTTATAAAGAAAGATAATGTAAAAACTTATACATTAATGAGTGGTAAAAAGGAAATTTGTAAATATAGTGAAAAAGAATTAAAAAATTATTTGAATGAAACTAATGTTTCTATAGGCTCTAATGGGGTGTTATATAGAATGGATAAAGAAGGATTGATTCCTGCTATTTTATCTCAATGGTTTAACACTAGGGTAGAATATAGAAAATTAGCAAAACAATTTCATGATGAAGGAAATGAACAACAATTTCAGTATTATGATAGACGACAATATCTACAGAAGATTTTGTTAAACTCATTATATGGAGTATTGGGATTACCTGTTTTTAGGTTTTATGATGTTGATAATGCAGAAGCTACAACCTTAACAGGACAAGAACTTATTAAATTTAGTAAAAAACTTGTTAATCTATATTATAATAAAGAGTTAGGTACAACGGATGAAAATTATGTTATATACATAGATACTGATAGTATTTTCGCATCAGCCACACCGTTGGTTAAAGCAAGACATAAAGGAATTGATACCAGTGCTGAAGCAACGATGACTCAACATATTATTAATATTGCGGATGAGATACAAGGATTTTTAAACCAGAGTTATGATTTATTTGCTAAAAAGTTTTGTAATTTAGATAAACATTATTATGAAATTAAACAAGAAGTTATTGCTAAAACTGCATTGTTTGTTACAAAAAAACGATATGGGATGAAAATTATAAATGATTCTGGGCGTAAAGTAAACAAAATACAGGTTAAAGGGTTGGATACTGTTCGTAGTAGTTTTGCTGTAGCTATGAAGAATTTATTATCAAAAATTTTAGATGATATTTTAGTAGCAGTGCCTAAAGAAAAAATTGATGAGAGAATTTTTAAGTTTAAAAAAGCTATGAAGGCTATGGATTATGATGAAATTTCTTCACCAACTGGCGTAAAACGAATAGATAAATTTAAGTGTAGTTTGGATAGAGAGACTGGATTACCAGTAAATGTTCCAGGAGGAAAAATTATTTCTACTTATTATGAAAAAGCCACACCAGTTCATGTTAAGGCTTCTATGGCATATAATGATATGTTAGAATATTATAATATAAAAAGATATCCTAAAATATCTAACGGAGAAAAGATTAAATGGGTGTATTTAAAACAAAATCCATTAAATTTGTCAGTTTTAGCATATAAAGGGTATGATGACCCACATGAGATTTTAAAATATATAAAAACTTATATAGATGTGGACAAAATGTATAAGCAAGCTTTAAGTAAAAAAATTGATATGTTTTATCAAGCTATGAGTTGGGATAATCCAGTTGATAAAAGATATACTTTAGAGAAGTTTTTTTAAATTTTGAGAATGGTAAATGATATATATATGTATATATACCATTTTAAATTAATAAATAATAAATAGGAGATGTGAAATAATGAATAAAGTACTTTTAGAAAGATTCATTAATAAGTATTCGCTTGGAGATAGTGTACAATCAGTAATACTTACAATAAAAGATAATGTTTTAACTACAGAATTCATCACTCCCGAAAAATCACTTTTAGGAAAATTAGCATTAAATGATTTTCAATTTGAAGATATTGAATTGGGAATTTATAATACTGCACAATTTTTACGTATGTTAAATGTGTTGGGAGAAGATGTTAAGTTAAATGTATTGAGGTCTGAAGATACTGCTATATCTGTCAAGTTAGAGGATGTAAATGCTAGTATAAATTATATGTTGAGTGATAAAACGGTCATTCCTCAGGTACCAGAAATGAAAAATGTACCAGAATTTCAACTTACACTAGAGATTGATAGTAATTTTGTATCTAGATTTATAGCAAGTAAAAATGCTTTAACAGATAAAGAAACATTTACAATAGTTACAGATAAAGATAGAGAATCGTGTGATTGTATACTAGGATATTCAAGTATAAATTCAGATAGAATTACAATACCAGTTAATGTAGATCAATTTAATGATATGGATTTATTATCATTTAATGCAGATCTTTTTGGGAAAATTCTACAAGCTAATAAAGAATGTAGTAAAGGTAAATTAGAAATTTCTGCTCAAGGACTTGCCAGAGTTACATTTAAGGTAGATAATTATCACGCAGTTTATAATTTGGTCGCGACACAAAGTGCGGACTAATTATATATACAATACAGATTGTATAGTAGGTCTTAAAAAACATATATTAGATAATTCTGTAGATCTTTGTGTGACTTCCCCACCATATAATGTTGGGATAGAGTATGATAATTGGGATGATTGTTTAAGATTAGATGATTATATGCAATTTTCTAAAGATTGGTTGACAGAAGTTTATAGAGTTCTTAAACCAGATGGGAGAATTGCAGTTAATATTCCATATGAAGTTAATATGAAAAAACTTGGGGGGCATCATAGAGTTTTTATAGCATCTGAATATTATCAAATGATGAAAGAGATAGGATTTGGGTTTAGTGGAATTGCAGATTTGGTTGAAAAAGCACCTCAAAAAGTAAAATTTTCTGCATGGGGTAGTTGGTTATCGGCGTCTGCTCCTTATATGCACAATCCAAAAGAATGTGTATTGATAGGTTATAAAGATCAATGGAAAAAGTTAGAAAAAGGTGAATCTTATTGGACAGACTCGGAAGAAGATAAAAAAGGATTTATGGAAGTTGTATCTGGATTGTGGAACTATTTTGCAGAAACTAGAGGAATGACAGAAGCAAATTTTAGTCTTGATATACCAGTTAAGGCTATTAAATTTATGACATACAAAGATGATATAGTATTGGATCCATTTATGGGAAGTGGTACTACAGCAGTTGCATCAGTAAATCTAGATAGAAATTACATTGGATTTGAAATTTCAAATAATTATTGTAACATAGCAAGGTCTAGAATTTTAAAAGAAAAAATAAAAATAGAAACAGCAGAAAAGGGATTTGATTTTTGGGAATAGAACATCACGGCATTTGGAATGAAAAATATAGACCTACTTCATTGGATACTTATATTGGGAATGAACATTTAAAATCTAAAGTTAGTATTTTTATAGAAACTAATGATCCTCCACACTTATTATTTTATGGTAGAGCAGGTACTGGTAAGACTACACTTTCAAAGATTATTACAAAGTCTATAGATTGTGAATGTTTGTATATAAATGCATCTGATGAGAATAGTGTAGATACTGTTAGAGATAAAGTTAAAGGTTTTGCGTCTACATTAGGATTTCAGTCGTTAAAAGTTATTATTTTAGATGAGTGTGATTACATCACACCTAACGCTCAAGCTGCATTAAGAAACCTAATGGAAACATTTAGTAGACATTGTAGGTTTATTCTAACTTGTAATTATGTAGAGAGAATTATTGAACCTATACAATCACGTTGTCAATCATTTCAAATAGTACCACCTTCAAAGAAAGAAGTTGCAATACATTTATCTGATATATTAACTAAAGAGAATGTAAAATTTGAAGTGGATGATATAGCTACAATTATTAATGGAGCTTATCCAGATATAAGAAAGGTTATAAATACATCACAAAGACAGGTTGTAGATGGTATTTTACGGATGGATGCTAGAGAGGTTATTTTAAATGATTATAAGTTACAAATATTAGAAGTTTTAAAATCAAGTAAATCTAAAAAAGAAACATTTAGTGAAATAAGACAAATATTAGCGGACGCAAAAGTTTCAGATTTTGCAGACTTTTTTAGATTACTATATGATGAAGTAGATAGTTATGGTAGTGGACATATTGCGGAAGTTATATTATTAATAGCTAAATATGAACAATCAGATAGTCAAGTAGTTGATAAAGAAATAAATGCGATGGCAATGTTAATTGAAATATTACAGGAGATACGATGAAAAAAGAAAAGTATTGGGGAGAAATTCCAAATAAAGATCGAGTAAAACCAAGTAAAAAACGTGGTGGTGACGGGGATTATAAACATATTGCTGTAAATGAAAATAAAATTTATTTTTATGCTGGAGTGAATAGGGATAGTGCAGTAGAACTTAATAAGAAAGTAGGAGAGTTACAATCTAAAAGTTTTAGTTTAGCTAATAACTTAGATATTGAACCGCCAGGTATGCATTTATATATAAATTCCGGAGGAGGATCAATTACATCTGGTATTTCATCTATGGACACAATATTGAGATGTAAAGTTCCAATTCATACTTATGTGGATGGATTTTGTGCAAGTGCAGCTACTTTCATATCTGTAGTTGGAACTAAAAGATATATGAGTAAAAATTCATATATGTTAATTCATCAATTATCTTCTCAATTGTGGGGAAAGTATTCTGAGATAGAAGATGAGAAAAAGAATTTAGATTTGATGATGACAACAATCAAAAACATATATAGAGATTACACTAAAGTACCAACAAAAAAATTAGATGAAATATTGAAACATGATTTAATGTGGGATGCTAATACTTGTTTAAAGTATGGTATGATAGATGAGATAGTTTAATGAATAATGGTTATGCTATCTTGGAAAACAAAATACCAACGAATATTGTTAAGTATCTTCAATCCTACACTTTAGAAGTAAAGGAAAGAATACTACCATTATTAGGTCAAGTGAAACCTAATGGTTCAGGTATTTATTGGAAGGGATTAGATATGGCATCTCAATCACCAGTATCTTCTGATATTGAAAATGATAAGTTGTATAGTGTATTTGCATCACGATTTATGTATGATGTAATTACAGAGTTTATACCAGAACCATATTTCTTCAATGACCAAATAGTTGTTAAACAACCACACGAAAGTTTTTTATTTGAAGAACATCGTGATAATCAGTATGGGCCATATCCAAATGATAAAACATTAGTAACAATAAATTGTATGTTGGTACTTGATGATCATACAGATGAGAATGGTGGAATAAAGGTTGATGGTAAAGGACTCTATCCTAAAACAGGTGATATAGTTTTAATAGAAGGTAACACTTTACATAGTTCAAATAATAACAATACAGATAATCCACGAAGAGTTTACCTTTGTGTTTATTCAGATAGACCAATAGGTAAAGGATTTCAACAAGGATTTTATCATGAGCAATTTATTATTAGGTAGTTTTGATTTACATATAATAGATACTTGTAATTTACATTGCAGTGGATGTATTGTTTTAGATTATTTACAAGATGGTCGTGTAACCAATACAAGGTACGAGTTAAGTGATGTAAAGATAGTAATGGAAAATCTAAAAAGATTAGATTTACGATTAGATGAATTAAAGATATTGGGTGGTGAACCTACACTTCATAAAAATTTGGATGAGATAATTGATTATTTAAAAAATACAAATTTAATTAATAAATTAACACTTATAACTAATGGATTAAATTTTACACCAGTTGTTGTGAGATCATTAATGAAATTGGATAGATTGGTAATTTCAGTATATCCATTTGAAGAAGATTTGTCAAATATAGTAAAGAATTCATATTTATATGATTATTTAAAGTCTAATGTAAAAATAGAATTTTGGTGGCAAAACACTTTTGATATATATGGACAGAAACAATCTAATTTAGAATATTCTAATGAGTTGAATTGGGAAAGGTGTTATCAAAAAGACGATTGTAGAGTTATAACAAAAGAATATTTGTTTAGATGTACAACAACTTATAGTGGAAAACGGGATATGTGTAAGTGGGATGATAGACAAAAAGTTATAGATTTTATTGAAAGTAATATACCACTTAGTCATTGCAATGATTGTCCATTTCCACCGTTACAAATGAAATGGAATTCAAATAACTTACCAATGGATAGAAAAAACTTTTATAGAGGAGTAGATTTAATTAATGAATACTCTAAGATTTAACCCTTTGGATGAATGGAAATCCAATATGAGTAATCATTTATTTTTAGGGCTATCAGAAATGATAATTTGGTTAGACGATTTTTTTAAAGGAAGAAGTGACTTAAAGATGATTGAAATTGGTAGTTATATGGGAGAGTCAACTTGTTTATTTGCTTCTTCTGGTATGTTTAAAGAGATACATTGTATTGATCCATTTCAAGGACAAGAGGAGGCCAATGATTTATTAGGAAATAATTGGGGGGAAGTTAAACAAGAGTTTAATATGAATACAAGGTTTTTTGATAACATTACATTACATCAAGATTTTAGTTATAATGTAGTTGATAAATTCAAAGATAAATCATTTGATTTTGTTTATATTGATGGTAGTCATTATTATGAAGATGTATTAAAAGATATAGAATTATATTTACCAAAATTAAAGGCACTACGACTAATCGGTGGTCATGATTATAATAAGGAATTTCAAGACGTATGTGATGTTGTAAACGAGTTAGTTGGTGAACCTGATAAGTGTTTCGTAGATTCAAGTTGGATTAAAAATGTCGGATTTTAAAAAATATGTAATTCATGTTTCATCAAATAAACTTAGTTATGAATCTGCATTAAATACAATTAATTCAGCTAAAAATGTTGGAAAAATAGATGTTGAATTGTGGGATGGTTATCATAAAAATGAGGGAAAGGAGTTACTTGAAAAATATAATTTTAAACTTTTAGATTATGATGCACATTGGACAAAATGGCAACTTTTAGATCCTGCGTTATCTTGTTTTTTTAGTCATTATTCACTATGGGAACATTGTATTGAGTTGAATAAGAGAATTATGATTTTAGAACATGATACTATTTTTAAGAAAAAATATATAGATTATGAGTTTGAAGGTGTAGTAAATATTGGTGAACCATTATGGGACGAAACCCCAAAAAAACCAAAAAAAATTGATTTTAATGAGAATTGGGGAGAAATAATTAAAAAAAGAAAAATGAAGAAAAAGGGATTCTCTATTAGAGAATGTGAATGTACAGATAAGGTTTTCGAATATCAGGGATGTCATTGTCAAGAGTATTTTTTACACGGAGCACATTCTTATGTCATAACACCCAATGTAGCAAAAAAATTGATAGAAAAATCGAAAGTAAAAGGTATACTTCCTGCAGATATTCATATTAATAGAGAGAATATAGAAATAGCAGACTATTTACCCTACTGTGCATACCAAAACCAAACCTTTTCATTAATACAAAATGAACGATATCTTTTATACAAAGGTGGGAGATTACCGAGAGGTAAGGAGGCTTGGGATGAACTTTGATTTAAATATTTATATTCCGATAATTAAAAAACAATCTGATATTTTTCACGAATCGATTTCATCAGATATGAAAGAATATATGGAGTTGTCTAATCATTTTATATTAGTTAAGACTTCTTTAATACCAAAGGATGGCAAATTGTATTTTTTAGAAATAGATACAGCCGCAACCGTAACTTCCAAAACTCAACTTGATTTGAGTATTCTACAAGATTTTTTAGTAAATAACAATTATAGTAAACTTGTGTTTTGGAATGTAGGTCGTGATGGAAGTTTATATAATTTAATGGAAAAGGAGATAAAAATAAAAACGGTGAACGAAGATGTCGGAGATTTTGTTTATATGGATTTTTCTGATGATCCATCAATTTTCAATTTTCAACAAACATTTAATCGTGAGTTTGCATTTATTGAACATTTATCTACAAATAAAAGATGGGTAAGACAATATTTGGGAGATAAACTTAATTTTCCAAAACAAATATTAAGATTAGAGGATGTAACTGAAAAGGGTAATGGTGTACCAGATTTTGTTATGAAAGATACCGAACTTGATTCGGGAAAGGGTATTTATCTTTTTGACAAGGAAGATTATCAAGATGCTTTTGTGGACGAGTATTGTGAAGATTATATAGTATCAGATTATTATTTGAATACTTATCATTTATGTGGAAAAAATATATCTATTGATATAACTGATTATGAGAATTTACAACCAATTGATATACCAGAGTATCAATATTCAAGTATTAAATCTGAGATAGAAAATAGATTGGGTTTATCATTAAAATCAAGGTATAAAGGTTATTTTAAGGATTCAAAGGAATATGAATATGTTTCATAAATCTTATTATATAAATTTAGATTATCGTCAAGATAGACGAAAAAAAATGGAAAATCAATTAAGTAAAATTCCGTTATTATCTAAAACAGAGAGATTTCCTGCAATAGATGGTAAAAAAATAAATTATAAAAAGGAAAAGTTATTAGGCGAACTTTATGAGACTAAAAGATCAGGATTTAAATTGGGTAAATCATTGACACCTGGGTCAGTTGGTTTACATAAAACCTTTCTTGAAATATATAAAAAAAATATAAATAAAGATTATGGTAATATACTTATAATTGAAGATGATTGTGTTTGTATAGGTGATTTTGAAGAAAAATTTAATGAATGTATAAAACACATTCCAAAGGATTGGGATATGGTTCATTTTGGTTATATAAAATCTGATTTAGTCATTAAAGAGAAAATTAATAATTTTTTTTCAACATATGACTATAAACCAGGTAATCAATGCTTTATGGTCAACAAAAAGGCTTGTAAAGTATTTTTAAAACATCTAAAATATCCTAAAATGGCAGTCGATTCTGATATGACACATCGAGTAGTCAGAAAGGGATTATTAAATGCTTATATTACAAATCAACGATTGGCATATCAAATAGATAATGGTGATTCTAATACAACTCCACCATCCGATAAGAATTTTTATTATGATAAGGAGAAAATAAAATGAATGTATTAGTTATAGGAGATAGTTGTAAGGATGTTTTTACCTATGGAGACATAGAAAGAATAAGTCCTGAAGCGCCTATCCCAGTTTTTAAACCAACACATACAGAAAAAAATGATGGTATGGCAAAAAATGTTGCAAATAATGTTGAATCATTAGATATGCACATTCATACCGTAACAAATAAAAATAGTATTATTAAAAAAAGATATGTAGAAAATCGTTCAGGTCAAATGGTATTAAGAGTTGATGAACATGATTATTGTGAAAGAATTGAAGAAACTTTATTAAAAGGAATTATAAAGAATAAATTTGAAAGAGCTCCATTCGGATTTGGTTCAACGACTGAAAACTATTATGATGCAATTATCATATCAGATTATTGTAAAGGATTTTTAGAAGAAAGTGACATTGAATATATTTGTAAAAATAATAAGAATGTATTTATTGATACTAAAAAGAAACTTGGTGAGTGGGTTAAAGACGCAGATTATATTAAGATAAATGAGTTAGAATACCAGAAAAACCATGAGATGTTATCAGAAAAAGGATTTGAAGAAAAACTTATTGTTACATTAGGTAGTAAAGGTTGTAGATGGAATGGAAAAGACTTTACAGTAGAAGAAGTTCCTGTCAAGGATGTAAGTGGAGCAGGAGATACATTCATTGCAGGATTAGTTCGGGGTTATTTAGATACAAATAATATAGAAAGTGCAATAGAATTTGCACAAAAGTGTACCACCCATGTAGTACAAAAACACGGAGTAGCAACAGTTAATTTAGAGGAGTTATAAAATGAGTACAAAACCAATGAAACCATTAGCTAGCCCACAAAAACAAGTAGATTTGTCAAAAGCAGATACTTTGAAGTGTGATGAATGTGGTAATTATCTTTTTATTAATTCATATGTAATAAAGAAGGTTTCTGCAATAATATCACCGACTGGTCAGGAAGTAATAGCACCAGTTCAAGTATATAGTTGTGGAAATTGTGGAGTGGTTCCAAAATTATTTACCGAGGGTACGGGGTTAGATATTTGAAAATATTAGCTTGTTTATCTGGAGGAGTTGAAAGTAATAAGGAATATAATGTACAAACAAATTGGTAATGGGTTATTTGTTTTAAGTGATAGGTATGTTGATTTATATTATCAAATACAAGAAAAAACTAAATCTTTTATAAAAGATGTTTTTGATGGTACAGAATTATTAACACCATCCATATTATCACCAGAAAATACAACTCGAAGTAATTATACTAATTCATTTTCTAATCAGGCTCAAATGGTACATAGACATTTAGATGGTTCTGATATAGGAATGAATTCACCAACCGTGTGCTATCATATGTATTCTTATTATGCTGATGATTTTGTAGATGGTAATAAGACTCATATTTTAACTGGTAAATGTAGTAGATTTGAAGAAGGTGAATTGAATGATTTAACAAGATTAATAAATTTTACAGGACAAGAAATTGTTCATATAGGTAGTCATGATTATGTTGAAAATTGTTTTGCTAAATCAGTAGAATATGTAAGACTGATTTTTGAATATCTGAAGTTAGATTATAAATTTGAAAACGCCACAGATCCATTTTTTGGTACTAATGTTGAGGCTAAAAGAAGAGCTCAAAGAATGAATGGTACGAAGATAGAATTTAAATTATATTTTCCAAATGAGAAAAAGTATTTACCAGTTGGTTCTTTTAATTTTGTTGGTAAATTGTATCATAATAGATTTAATATAAAAAATACTCAAACAAAAGACGTTTCCTCTGGATGTTGGGGTTGGGGATTAGAAAGACTTATGTATGCTCTGATAAGTCAAAAAGGTGAAGATGTTAATTTTAATTATCCTGTTTATTTTAATAAAAATAAAAAACATGGATATAAAAATGTTGTAGAGAATGAGGTTGGTTGGTATAGACTTGGTGATGAGAATTGGTGGTTTGCTAAGAATGACATGGGAAATTATAAAGATATAGATGTGGATTTTAAAGATATAGAGTTCGAGGTTATTACTGATTTAGATTCTTTATACAGACGAGAATCAGAAATTAAATTAGGATTATGGGAATGTGATAAAGAGATAGGTTGGAAGTATAATTGGACATTTGTAGATGCAGTAGAAAGGATTAAAGAAGGACATATTTTAAAAATTGCATTTCATAATGGAATGGGAGTTCAATGGGATTGGTATTTTACTAATAGTTTTATAATAAAAGATCACGATTCTTGGAGTGCTGAAGTTAATTTACCTGAAAATTATCATTATTCAGGTCATTGGTATTGTCATCCAAAATATAGAAGTAATAGAAAATATCCTACATTTATAAAAGATTTTATTTCAGCTTCATATAATTGGAGTTATAATAATGGTTACACTACTGATGTAAATTATCAAGATGGTTGGAATTGGAAATCTTTAAAGATTGTGAAAAAGATGGGACACGTTGGTTCTAATTGGATAGAAGAATTTGGTGAAATAAATGAATTATGAAAATATCGTTTTATCGAATCTTAATATTTATCTTGACAATTATGAAAATGTATTTGGACATTCACACAGACCACTTGATTTAAATACAGAAAGATATAAAAAAAATATAGCATTTTTTGGATGTTCTCTCACATATGGTGAAGGAGTAAAAAATGAAGATACTTATCCTTCACAAATCCAAAAACTATCTAATGATGAATTCAATTGTTTGAATTTTGGAGTTCCAGGTGGGAGTATAGATTTAGCTTATGTCATTTACAATAAAGTTATAAAGAAACTTGATATAGATTGTGTAGTTATTCAATGGCCAAATTTTGACAGAAGAATGTATTTTAATGAAGGTGAATATGTTGGATATTATCCAAATGATGGAAAGGATATAACAAAACCTTTTAGTAAAATTGCTGATTGGGATTATGTTATTAGTAGAAATTTATCTAATTTACAAGTGATAAATTCATTTAAAAAAGTTTATAATTTATCACCGAAGATTGGACACGAACAAAGAGAGTTATTTGAATTATATAATATTGATAATATTTTAAAGTTTCCATTCTATTTAGATACTGAAAATAAATACAGACTTAAAGACGGCCATCCAAATGAATTATGGTATGATAATTATTCGAAATATTTGTATAAGGAATTAATAAGAGATGAATGACAATGTTATAGCGTTTGGTTGTTCATTTACTTTCGGTGATGAATTAGATGATTTACCAAATTGGTATGAAGATATGGAAGATGAGAGAAATTTTATGCCACTTAAATTAAAATATCATAAACCATCTAAAAAAAGTTATCCATATATTCTTGGGAATTTATTAAGTTGTAAAGTTGAAAATTATGGTTGGAGAGGTGGTAGTAACGATAGAATCTTCAGAACATTTTTTGATCATATTTTGAACAATAAAAAGAAAAGTATTTATGTAATTCAATGGACATTTTCACATAGAACCGAAATTTGGTCTAACAAAGGTGGATTCTATAGTGGAATAACACTTAATTTGATTGAAGAAGATAAAAATGCTAAAGAGTATTATGAAGAATATTATGATGAAAATGATGTTAAACGTAGATTAGTGAGATATATGTGGTCGGTAGATGCTATATGTAAAGAATTTAATCAAAAGTTGTATCAATTTCATCCAATTGCAGATGAACAAATAGAAAATGAATTACCAAAGTCAGTTTTAGATACAAAGAAAATTTTAGAATTAGTAGATGGAAAAATACATCCTACTGAGCAAGGACATAAAAATTTAGCAAAATATATAAGAAGTTTAATATGAATTATAGAATTTCAGATTATCCATCTAATACGATTTGTAAATGGACAACTGCCGATTCTTTGGAGTTATTTGAGAAAAATACTATTAAGTATGGTAATGATAATAAATCAATAAGACATTATAAAGAAAATCCAATAAAATATAGTTTTAACAATTATGGATTCAGGACACCAGATGATTTTAATGAAGTAGATGAAGGTAATGTTTTTCTTGGGGATAGTAATACAATGGGTACTGGACATCATTTAGAAAATACCTGGTCATATAAAATAAATCAAGATGTAGGTGGAAAGTTTTGGAATCTTAGTCAAGGTGGACATGGCATACAGACTGATTATAGATTATTATATGGATGGAAAGATCATTTAAAGATAAAAAATATATTTCATTTTACTATTAATCACTCTAGATTTGAGTTTTTTAACAAAAGTGAATTACTTCAAATGAATAATTGGAGTGAGTTCAAACATAAAGATTTTTATTTAGATTTTCTTTGTGATGAAGGATATTGTGAATTTATAGAGGAAACTTATATTAATGCTATTAAAGGATTGTCAAAGGAAATTGGATGTAATTATTATTATGTAAAATTAGCGGAATCATTTTATGACTATGATAAATCTACAGATGATTCATTGGAGGCACGAGATTTATCACACATGACGGTTAAATATCAAAATTGTATTTATGAAAAGTTTAAGGAGTTAAATGTTAAATAATTTATTAATTGTTGCACATCCAGATGATGAGACAATTTTTGCAGGAAATTCATTATTGACTTATGGATTTATTCATAAAGTTATTTGTGTCACTAATGGAGATAATACAGTTAGAAGGTCTGAGTTTGAAAGTGTAATGAAAAGAGTAAAGGTAGATTATGAAATATGGAATTTTCATGATGAATGGAAAGTGGATTTAGATACAGAAGGTATTAGAAAGAAGTTACATAAAACATTAAGAGAGGAAAATTGGAATATGGTTTTAACTCATAATGAAGTTGGTGATAATAATTATGAACATCCACATCATAGACAAGTTTTTGAGTGCGTAGAGAAAGAAATTCCAGATTTGGATAACTTATATTGTTTTGATAATCACGGAAAAGGTTTAAGTTTGGATGAGGTTAAACAAAAATTAAAATTGTTAAATTATTATAAAAGTCAAATGAAAGAACTTGGGTTAATATATTTACCCATGTTAGAAAATTATTTCTATAATGAATCTTTTATAAAATATCAAAAGTAATGATATTTATTATATATAGCGACCATTACTTGGAGAATTAAATATGAAAAGTACAGTAGTTAGTTTTGATTGGATTGCATCTTCTGGTTCATTAAAATTAATAGAAATAAATACAGATGTATCTATGGGGGGATATAGCAGACCAGAGTATAATTTTGATTTTGATGCATTAGCACAGTATTGCTCAGATCAAAGTTTAACTGAAGTTAAAGTACATCACTCCGATTATGCATATTATGCGATAGATTGGATTGGTAATACTTTAACATCTGTATCACCTGAAGTCTTTGCAAAACTTTCCTCAAGTCTTGCTACACATGATATTTCATCTTCAATATATATAGATCAAAATCAATATGTGGAGGGGTTAGATGAAATAGATAGTAGTACTACATTAGATTTGAGAGTAACTAGTTGTATAAATAGTAAATTAGATTATCATGCAGTTGATAAATTAAATCTTATAAACTTTGTAAACGAAATAGGTAGTGGAAGTCTGATACCAAATACAGGATCAAATCAAATTGCATCTCATAACGATACAGGAATTCCAGATTTTGTTTGGAAAGTGTCCACTATGGATACTGGAGCCGGTTTATCATTTTATGAGTCTAGTGATAATAATACTACTATATCTGCGTCAAATGAGGCAGTAACTGCCTCATTTGTTGAAAAATACTATCCACCAGATAATAATAAATGGGGATATTTTACAGGAGATATTAGTTATAGAGTAGTATTAACGGAAGATGGTACTGTAATTCCAATTAGTAGTCATAGAAATGTTGGTGATGGTCGCATTTCATTTAGAAGAAGCACACTTACTGATTATTCTGATAAAGATTTGAAGTTAAAACGTAAGTTAGTATATGCTGGTGTTTGTGGTGAGAATACAAATATCACATTGGCAGATGGTAGTACAAAAACACCGTTACAAATACATTCATCAAGTATTTCTGATAATTCAGATAGTATTAAAACCGTAAAAATTGATGATTTAAATTTGGATTCTTTTGAATACAATATACCAAGTGAAAGACAAGGATTTTATACTTCATATACAGGTAGTTTTAATTTTACAACAAGCAGTAATAAGTTTGTATTTTATCCAGATTATAGTGAGGAATGTGTAACTATTGATGGAACAGTTTTTGATAGCACTGCTTTAATTCCTATTAAGAGTGGAAGTACTTGGAAAATAACAAAGGCTTCGGATGTATTGGTTGGTGATGTTTATGTTAGTTCATCAATGGGAGAAGGAACTGTTGGTAGTGTGGGTACAGCACCGAATCAAGACTTGATTTATGGACAAACTGCAGGAAGTGGATCGGATTCAACTTCTTATAATAGGTCTTTATTTTGTGATGATAAGTTGGTATTGTTTGAAAATAGAATGTATACGATTTTCGAACCAAATACGGCATCGTATACTGGGGCATATTCTGGATCAGATGCACATAACCAAGAAATGGATTTATTATCATATAATATTGCCAGTGGAACTACATATAATTGGTCTAATTATAGTACCAACGTAGCACAGTATACTGAAAATATATTAACTCAAATGTCAGCATCATTCAGTTCTTCTTTGTGGGAGTATTAAATAAAAAAAGGTTGTAAATGGATTATATTAGAGATAATAAAGATAAACCTTATAAATATAAAAAACCATTTGACTATTGTACTAATATACATTTAACTAATATGTGTAATTTTTTTTGTAATGGTTGTGATCATTATTCTAATTATAAAATTGGTGGTTATTTAGGACTTGAAAGATTTGAAGAATATCTGAAAACATGGAGTGACAAATTCAATCAATTGGAATTAGAGGTTCGCTTATTGGGTGGAGAACCTACACTTAATAGACATTTGGTTGATATGTTGAAGATGACACGAAAATATGTTCCGAATAATAATATTCTACTTTTTACAAACGGAACTTATTTACATAAACATAAAAATTTAAAAAGAGTTTTAATTGATAATAAAATAGTTTTAAAATTAACAGAACATTCCAAAGAGAAAAAATATCTCGATATGATTACTCCAGTAAAAGAAAAATTACGAAGGTGGTCAGACGAGGGATTAGATTATAGGTCTTTCGATTATACTGAAGGCTTTGGATGGACTGGTACTGATGCTGTGGATTTGGGTGGTGGAAGAATTCATAATGACGGTATTTGGAGAAAACAATATAAAGGACATGGTGTAACTATGAGACCTTATGAAGATAAAGAACCCAGAAAAAGTTGGGAGATTTGTCAATGTTCTTGGGCAAATGGTGGAGTTCAAAATGTTCAGTTATATGAAAATACTTTATGGAAATGTCCACCTATAGCATATTTAAAAAGTGCGTTAACAAAATTTGGTTTACATACTCACCCTAAATGGAAACCGTATCTTAAATACAAACCTTTAAGTGGTGATGCAACTCTTGAAGAAATGGTAAATTGGATGAGACAGGAAGAAGAGGATATATGTAATATGTGTCCAGCTTATGATGATACAAGGGAAAAGGTTTTAGATAAAGATGTATTCGGAAAAAGAACATAATATTTTTTGGTGTGGTGGTATAGATTCCACTTATTTGGTTTGCAAAAGAGTTATAATAGATAAAAAACCAATACAAACTTATTATTTGAACTTTCCTTGTGATGGTTATTATCCACCTTATCCGTTAGGTAGAGATAGTAGAGAGGTGGAAGTTAAGGTTATGGAAAAGTTAAGAGAAATGATAATTAAACAATTTCCTTATACAGAAAGTCTATTTCCACCAACGATATTAATAGATGAATTTCCAATAAATAAAGAAGTTTATAAAAAGATTAGATTTCTACATGAAGAATATAATCATAGTTATAGACTTATTGATCAAAATTTTTTTATGGCACAATATGCACTACATCGAAAGGAAATTTTTGAAATTGGTTATGAAAAAGATATTAATGTTGGTGGTTATTCACCAGCAACTCAATTGTTGAGAGAACATATGAACGATGATTTTTCTATATCTCATTCTGAAATTAGAGAGTTAGATATTTACAAATATTGGAAGTTTCCAATTTCAAAAACTTATAGAAAAGAAATGATTCAAGATTCCATTAATCACGATTTTAAAAACGTACTTGAAAATACTTGGTCTTGTAGATGGCCAAAACCAAATGGGTCTATCTGTGGGGGAGTGGTAGAGTATGATGATGAAACGATTGGGTGTTGCCAATCCGATTATGGATTTATTAAACGGAAATCTAATTATAACGATATATTAAATGATTAAAGATTATATAAATAAGGATTGTATAGTTAGTTTACTAATGGGATTTTCTGCAGGAGTTCCATTATTAATGACACTTTCTATTTTACAGGCTTGGATGAAAGACTTTGGAATTGATTTGTCTACGATAGGTATATTTGGGTTAGTTGGATTACCATATTCTTTGAAATTTATGTGGGCACCATTTTTAGATAGGTTTTCTTTACCATTTTTGGGTAGAAGGAGAGGGTGGTTGTTATTAAGTCAAGTATCTATAATTTTGACTGCGATCGGAATTTATTTTATTGATATTTCTACTCAATTATTCGGACTTGGAATGTTATGTTTATTATTATCATTTTTCTCGGCCACTCAAGATATATTAGTGGACGCATATAGACGAGAAAATGTATCTGAGAAACATTTACCATTGGCATCTTCTTTATATGTAATTGGTTATAGAGTAGCAATGGCAGTTGTTGGTTCAGTAGGATTTATTTTATCAGATTATATATCATTTAATTCTGTATTTTTATATTTATCAAGTCTTATGGGTATTGGTATTTTTACTACATTGATATGTGATGAGAATGATTATGTAGTTAAGATAAGAGAATCAATTATAGAACCATTATTGGATTATTTTCGTAAGAATAAAGCATTTATTATATTGGCATTTCTTTTTATTTACAAAATTGGTGATATGTTAGCTTTTTTTATGAGTGTACCCTATTATCTGGATTTAGAATACACTAAATCTCAAATTGGATATATGAAGTTTATAGGTACTTGGATGACACTTCTTGGAAGTTTTATTGGTGGGATTTTGTTGGTAAAATATAATAATATAATGAAGGGATTATTTTATTTTGGTATATTACAAATGGTATCTACTTTTGGATATGTTATATTGAGTTGGGTAGAACCAAATCTAATTTTACTTTGTTCAGTAGGATCATTTGAGAGTTTTTGTTCTGGTTTAGGAACTGCCGTGTTTATATCATATATTGCTTTACTTACTAATGTAAAGTTTACAGGAACACAATATGCCTTGTTGTCAAGTTTTGTATCAATACCAAGAACTATATTTACATCACAAACAGGATTTTTAGTAGAGTCAATAGGTTGGGAATACTTTTTTATATTTTGTACTTTAATTGCAATTCCTGGTTTAATATTGATAAAATTTATAGATAGGGGAGATAAAGCAAATGGATAAGTATATAGTAAAAACAATTTTCACTAAAGATGAGTGTAATGAAATATTAAAAATGGATACCGAATTAATCAAACGTAAAAAATTATCACCGGAGTTTGAATTATCATATATGAATGGGTTTGATAAATATGATGTAGAAGATGTGGTTGTGAAGGCAGATGAGTGGGTATACGATAGATTAAATGGGAATATGGATATAGGTAACTTCGCCAATTGTACTGGAATCTGGCCATTGATATTGAAAGTATATAATGAGGGGGATAAGGTAGGGATGCATGTAGATGACTGTAGAGGGATAAAGAGAGTAACTTGCTCTACTAATTTAAATGATGATTATGGTGGTGGAGAATTACAAGTATTCAATTGGAATATTTCATCTAAGGGCAATTTTTATAGTCAAGATGATTCTTATGATGTAGAAACATTAACTCCGGCTATTGGCCAGATGGTACAATTACCAATGATTGTACCACATAGAGTTACAGAAGTAACATTCGGAGTTAGAAAACAATTAGTAACTTGGTTTACAGGAGAGGTATTAAATTGGTAAAGGCCTTATTACACATACAGAAATGTGGTGGGACATCCGTAGGTGAATATATAAAATCTAATTTGAATGAGGATGAGTATTTAGAGTTATATACTCGTAAAATACCTAAAGATTTAAGTTTTAATAAAACAGAACCACATTCAAGAATAAAAGCATATTTAAAATATTTAGATTTAGATAGAGTTAAAATAGTTTTTGGACATGGTGTTTTCAATGGCTTGGAAGAATATTTTCCTAATCAAAAAGTAAAGTATTATACTATACTTAGAAATCCTATTGATAGAATAATATCGTTATATAATTTTAGAAAAATGGGGGCAGTTGGTCAAAGAGAATTTCCTATAATATACCAGCCAGATGGAAGTGTATATGATTTCGAGGGAGAACTAAAAAAAGAATTTTTCATTGGTGGTAAAGAGAGAAGTTTTTTAGAATGGTTTGTTTATTTTAATGATAGAAAAAAAGATGAAACTGATTCACAATCTTATTTTGATTTTTTAAACTGGAGAAATTTTAAAATTGAAGATTTTGATACTATATGGAACGAAACTCACTTAAAAGGTTTACCAGTAGAAAATATATCACAAAAATTTTTAAAGGAAGATAGGATTTTAATTAAAGATATAATAAAGGTTTATTGGCCAAAGGATTTTAATATTTATGAAACGTCATTGTAAAAAATACGATATAGAAAAATTAAATAAAGATAAAAAGTTTGTAGAAGAACGATTTAAATATGAAGATGGAGCGTTCGGTCATTGTATATCATTACCGAGTATTAATGAGATAGCAGAATCACATAAAAAACATCATAATAATGTACCATTGAGGGGAGTATTGGGTTACACTCCATATTTTAAAGAAATCTTTGATAGTTTCGAAACAGAGATAACTGGATTTAGATTAATGAGAAGAAATGCCCATTCATCTTATGGATTACATGAAGATACTGATATGGGTGAGGATGTAAAAAGAGTTCAAATACCTATTGTTACAAATGATGATTGTTGGTTGGCGGCAACGGATTTAGATTATATACCAGAAGATATTAGATTACTCTATGAAAAAGATGGAATAAAGAATGGCATCAACTGGACGGATGAAGTTCCTTATGATAAAGATGGTACTGCGCTTAAGAACTTTAAAGAAAGATTTAAAGGACTCTATACATTGGTGCAATTCAAACCTGGAGTAATGTATCACGTTACATTTGCGAAGAAAATACATGGTTTATGGAATGACGGTGATACTAATAGAGTTACATTATTAATTGATGCAAAAATTAATGATTGGTATGAAAAGTTTTTGGATGGGTTTGAAGATTTTTAAACTATTTATTTAAAAGGTTTTAATTTATGAAAAATAAAGGTCTATTCGACCACATCACGCATATTACTCAAAAACAGACCAAAGGGTATTGGGATTCACTAAACGAAACAGAGAAAAAGCAGTGGTCTAATTATATGATACATAGATTTCTATCTATGAAGATGGAATGGGCAGATTTTGTTAATGAAATACAGAAATTAAATCTTAAACCTAAACAACTTTATTTAGTATATTCTAACGTATTACCAAAAGGTAAACAATATTTAAAATATATTAAGAAGAAAAAAGGTACTATTTATAATACACAAGTCATTCAGAAAATTTCGGAATACTTTCAAATTAGCCAAACAGAATCAGAAGATTATTTAAATTTGTTATCAAAAGATAAAATTAGAGAATTGATTTCTCTATATGGGTACACAAGTAAAGAATTAAAACAAATGGGATTATAAAATGAAAAAAGCAAAAGTTATAAGAGAATCTAGCACAAAAAAAGAAATAAATTCGTATTTAACAGGCGATGGTGGTGATGTTGTAGCATTG